ATTCCCAGCTATGGTTAGATTCGTGCCGTTACTCTCTATATACTCACCACCAGCATCAAAGAAGAATGTCTTACCGAGAATCATGGTGTCTGTACCACCACTCTGGCTGGTAAGAGTAATGAAGGTTGTCCCTGATAACCCACCAGCGTTCAGGACTAAAGTAGTCCCTGCACCATCAATGGCAGCAATCACACTCCCGTCTGTAAAGGTCATGTCACCAACACCAGTCATTCCCTGATCCCCACCAGCAATAGCCCCACCAAGTGTTATGGCACCAAGCGTCAACGTTCCTGAAGAAGCTATGGTCGTGTTTGGCGTGAAGGTGAATGACATCTCAGTAGTGCTAGCCACCATATCCATCGTGAGAACCGTAGCTCTAGTTTGAATGGTGGTTCCCGCTCCAACTACCTCCGGTAATTGGAAGATAATAGTCCCCACATCACCATCGCCTGTTCCAAGGCCAGCAGCTATAGTAATGTCTGCTCCAGCTTGGTCTGTATCCGTCCCCCCAGGATGATCTGGGCCACGAAGCGTGTTGCCCGTTTTCGCACCTGTAGCAGCTTCGCCAATGCCAAGGACCAAGACTTCCTTAACCTGAACCGAACCGCTTCCAGTTGTTTGAAGGACAATCCCATCATCGCCATCAATAGTGAGGGCTCCGGTAGACGTGCTAATGGTACTAGTCTGTCGGAAAGACATCGCTCCAGTGGTGTACTGAATTTCATCCGTGCCAGCTATGGCTATATTCACGCCATGCCCTGTTAAGGCATTAATTGTCATATCGCCGGAGTTATCCCGCACCAGGTAGCAAGCCGTACCCGCCGGAGCCGTTGCCTCGGCATAGATCATCGGCGCAGTGACTGTTGTAGACACAACATTCGCTGCCGAGGAAGTTATTTCAAAGGCCGTGGTCAGCGCACCCGCATTCCGGTTGCTCGATACCGCAAATGAGATTTTAGCGTCTTTGGTGGTTGAGGTAACATCTGTGGCAATCCACGTCATCCGGGCAAACTCGGCCTGAGTACCCGTGGAATCATCGAGGTAAAAGCTTAGATATCCCTCATCGCTATCCGCCGGGGTCCCCCGATTGCCGCCCTTAAAGATGGCAACTTGATTACTCGCTGCATCTGTGGTGTTTTGCACATCGAGAGCCACGCCAGCCACAGTCAGCGATATCCCACCTGTGAGCGTTAGCCCGCCAGCGGCACTAACCGTGAACTTGGAAACACCCCCGGCCTGACAGTCAAGGATGTTCCCAGCTCCACGCTGATTAACAGTAAATACCGCACTCGTACTGTTGGCATCGACTTTCCGATGCCATTTCCCCAAGCTTGCTCCTGCCGTTCCAATCATGGTCTACCCCCCTAAAATGCGCTAAAATTGACGTAGACCGTTGCCGTCTCTAACGGGGAATCTGTAGGCGTAACTCCATAGGCCGCTCTCACGATGTAATACGGGAACGGATCGTTGATAGTTTCATACCCATCATTGGCTGCATTTGCAGCGGTGACGGTGAATGAACCAATCTGCTTAACATCACCATCTCCAACCGAAGCACTAGCCACATTCGCCCCATAGACCGTGATAACCAAATCCTGATTAGCCGGATTGTCGACTGCTATTGTTAGCCGCCCCTTCCCCCGACCTCCTATGTTCTCACAGTCATGGTTGCCCGTATCATCTGCCGTAAAAGCGAATTTTAAATAGTTCGGTGATTCCGCTTGCCTGCTTTTCACCTGCGGCCCATTCACTACGATTGTTTCTGCCATTTAACCCCTCCTAATCTTCATCATCTGGTAATGCACTCTCCCTGTTGCGACGTACCTCGGCAACCCGCACTTGCATGATCTCATCTGCGATCTCCTTCGCTGCCGGGAACTCAAATTGAATCATAGCAACCGTCACCTGCGAGAACCGCATCTGCTGAAAGAGTTCGCCCCGGCGCTTATGATCACCTTGATTCTTTGCCGCAATATAAGCTTTCTTGAGTTGCTTGTACGTTGTTAGGTGATCCACCATCTGTTGAGCCATGATCTCAACCTCGAATTCTTTGGGCATGGAGAAATCACCTTTGATCTCGCCTGTTTCGGGGTCGAGAAGACTGGCTAACTGGTTAGCATCATCCGTGTCTTCAGGATCGTTGAGGAATTTGTCGAGGACAGAAGGCTCTTTGCCTTCCTCTGTGGATTTACGATTTTTCTTTGCCATGGTTCCCTCCTTCATATTTTGATAGGTTCAATCGCGGGGGTTCCGCGTATGACCACGTATTTAATTGTGGCTAGGGGACCGAAGTCCCCCAGCCTGCCTACAGAGTCGCGGGCTGGTCATTCCCGCGATTCACTTTTCCTGTTTGGCGACATCGTTGCTCTGTAGGGCATCCATTAGGCTTTCATCGCTATTGGGCGCTTGGTATGCCCGCTTGCGACTGTGACAAATTTGGCAAGGGCTTTGTTACCCTTCACAAGCTCTTTGACCAACTTCTCCAGGTGGATTGTCACCGTCTCTTCTCTTCCTGCCGAGAATGAGTGGATGACATAGTCTCCGTCCTCGGTGTGAGGTGAGATCGTGGTGCTATTCCCCGCAGCGTCCAAGACCTTCAATTCGCCGCCCTCGGAGTAAAGCGATCCCCCGTTGGCCAGGGTTCCGGAAGGCGCGGCTGCGCCATCGAAGATGTGCAGCACGTTGTCCCCGACTGCTGTCTGTCTATCGACCGTCCCGCCGATCTTCAATCCCTCATGCCCGGTCGGAATTCCCACATACCCCTTGGTTGCGTGTATCGTCGAATGGAGGACGAGGTTTCCGTCGGCTGCCGTATCGCCATAGATCACGTTCGCGCCCAACTGGATATCGGCCCCGATAGCCAGGTCGTCAGAGGCGTTGACGGTCAGTGCGGTGATGTCGGCGTTATTGGCCGCGTTCCGGGCTGCGATGGAAACGGCGTTGCTGAGTCGGATGTATCCCGATGCCGCCGGGTTGGCCCCGATGCTCACGTAGCCAGCGCCGGAGAACGTAACGTTTCCGGTCGTCAGGCTGAGCTGCTGAGCCGCCAGCGTGAGCGTTCCGCCCATCGTGGTCGCTGCCAGGTTGGCCCCAAACTCGATGAGGTCAGAGGCATTCACTTTGACAATCGTCACATCTGCGCCGTTGGCTGCGTTTCTGCTGGCCGCCAAGAAAGTGTTATTCGCAATTCTGATGAATTCGCTTGCCGCCGGATTGGTTGCCCCGACCTCGATGTAACCGGTGGTAAAGTCGAGTTTTTGGTCAGCCATAGCGACGCCACCCGCTGGAGTCCAGAGGCCAGAGCCGGTCAGCGTGTTGGTGCTGAGGTTCATTTGGGCCCCACTGATCGTCACCTCATCCGTGCCGGCAACGGCAAAGTTGATCGTCTTGCCCGTCAAGGCATTCAGCGTCAGATCCCCGGTGTTGTCGTTTACCAGATAAACCTCGGTGTTTGCTGGGGCAGTTGCAGCATTCAGGATGACATACCCGCAGTTATCCAAGGCGTTGGTGTTCATGTCGAGCGTTGTGGCACTGAAGGCGTATTCATCGGTGTTGTTGATGGCCAGATTGATGGTCTTTCCTGTCAAGGCGTTGAGGGTCAAGTCCCCAGTGTTGTCGCTGACTACATAAGCGTTTGTCCCTGCCGGGGCCACGCCGTCCGTGTCGAGGATCAACTCGTCAACGGTGAGCGTTGCAGCGGTCGTCCAGTTGCCGCTGTAGGTCAGGCTCCCGGTCACGGTGAGGTCGCCGCCTACGGTCGCATCGCTGCTAACGTCCAGTGTGCCCGTTACGGTTGTATTTCCAGTAATGGTGCTAACGCCAGTAATGGTCGCGCCCCCAAGCGTCACGGTGAGCCCGCCGGATATTACCTCCACACCGCTTCCGCTTACGTCAAGCATGTCCGTGCCCGCGATGGCCAAGTGTATCTCTTTGCCCGTCAGGGCGTTGGCAGTCACATCGCCGCTTCCGTCTCTCCCGATGTAGCAGACAGTACCAGCCGGGAGCACGTCCTCAACAAGCGTCACTTGCCCGGTGCTCACATTGTCAAACGCGCCCTGGACGGTAACCGTCAGTGAGCCGGTTATAGTGGTTGCCCCGGTGATTGCCGTGACGCCTCCAATGGTTGCCCCCCCTGCGGTAACCGTGAGTCCCGTATCGGATACCGTGAGGCCCCCGGTCGAGATCGTCACCGCCTGGGCAAGTGTGATAGCTGCTCCCGCCGCCGCGATGACGTTTGTCCCGGCTACCCTGATTTCAACCTGTTTGCCTGTCAGTGCATTGATATTTACGTCACCAGTATTATCATTGGTGATATATGCCACAGTTCCAGCCGGAGCAGTATCTGAGACTAAGGTAATTGCTCCGATGGATGCGCTGTCGAAGGTTGCCACCCCTGCTTTGGTCACATTCCAGCCAGCCGTTCCAGTGATGTCATTCCCCGAGCCGGTATTGGCAAAGCTGATCCCTGATCCAGTCGAATTGCCTCCACATGTGATCTTGAGGCCATCACCAGCAGCAGCGCTGGAAGGCGAAGCGGATATTTCCAGCACATTCTCTGTGCCAGTATCATTCTTGGTCATGGTGATCGCGCCGTCATTGACGGTAATCGCCCGACCTACACCAACACCACCCTGATCATAAGCCTGGTCAAGGGTGTTAGCCCCTGCGCTTACACTCGCTGAGTCCGAGCCATCATGAGTATGACCCGTTGAGGTATCGAAGATGTCCTTCATTTCCTTCAGGAAACGAAGGGTGTTCCTCCGATACGAAGCTGTAATTTGATCTGACTGCGCCATTGCAAATCTCCTCTTTGCGTTGCGCTGATTGACCAGTCCTGCGCTTTAGCGTTTTTATTCGACCCGGGTAATCCCTTCGGCTAGCACTAGCTCCGGCTCCGGCTCCTTTTTGGGCCGACTGAGTCTTGGCACCCGGAGTAATTCCTGATATTTCTTGTCCTTCAACAGATCATCCACTGGAGGAATGCCCGCATCGCCTGTCGCGAAGCGCTGCTCAAGTAGCGTCTCCTTTCGTGGGTGACCTGCTTCCACCAGCCAAACATCACCCCGCTCTAATTGGTGCCCTCTCCAACCGAAAGGTTTTAATACTCTGTAAGCTTCTATCATAATTCCCCTTATGCTACGCAATCAAGGTACATGTACCCGTGCTGCGCACTTGAGATTTTTACGACCGGGTGGGTTCTAATCCGAGTGATATCCGATCTCACACTGTCATCCCGGTAACTCTCTATCGTCCACGGCTGAGTAAAATCCTCCTCCCAGATAAAAGTATAGGCACCCTGCCCCCTGGTGCTTTTCGCCAGCACCAGGAAATTATCCGTGAATATGTCAGCACCCGTGAAGGATGCCGTCCCCGGTGCCTTCTCTACTGCCGTGTTCTCGATTGCGTATCCGACTATAATTTCATCCAGGCCAAGCACTGCGGCAACCAGGGCCTCAGTCATGATGCCCTTTTGGGTATGCTTGTATTTGTCTATGATGAGCGGATGTTCGGATAGTTTCTCCCATGTTAGCGGACCGCAAATCCCAATGACGCTGACAAATGATCCGATATTGCGCCGAATAGTCCTCATCGCAACCTTGATTTTGTCAATCGGGTCGGAGCCATCAAAGTCGCTCCATTGATCGGTGAGGGTCAGGGTTGTCGAAGTCCCCCAGACACCGGTGATAAACGCAGCGGCTGCAATCCGCTTCTCGAACTCTAGTTCCATAAGCGTGGTCAGAAAAGCCGTATCTACTTCGGCCAGATCGTCACCGGATTGGTTTGCCTTTTTGACATCATCGCTAAGGGCCTTCTCAAACCCGATTTCCATGGTGGCGTAGGTATCCGAAGAGATACCGTATCCAGCCCTGGAATATCCTCCGCCTTCAGATCTTCCAGCATCATTCACACGCCGGAACCAGTAATCCCTAGTATAGATCGGGTAAGTTCCGACCTTGACGGGTTCGCCTTTCGGCGGTGCGAGCTTATTCCATATCAAGCTCTCGTTTTGGTAGCCAATCGACAGGTCCGTAAGAACCGGATTGACTAATGTCACATCTTTTAAAGTTGGTAATGGCATCTCTTTTCCTCCTCAATGTTTCGGCTTACTCTAAGCCGATTCTCACCGGGCCGAACAGCAAAATCTTGATGATCTGCGTATCAACGCCACCCTCAAGTGCTATCCCGATGTGATGTAAATCAGTGGCCGAACCATCTGCCACCTCCGCATCTGAAATCACATCGCCGGAGTTATTGAATGCAAGTGAATCTCCTATAGTGATATTTCCCCCGCATTCGGCTCGGCATACCCCAAGCATCGCTACCAATGCGGGTTTACCTGAAATAGGATCGTTCTGCAAAATCCCAATCGGCTTCTCCGCATTGGCATCGGTCAAGCCCAATATCTGAAAGTCCGTGGTGTCCATTTTGCAGCCACGATATTGCTCTGCTGACATATCCTCGCCAGCTACCAGCCCTGGGATATCTATGTATCCATCTACTAACGCCATCTCATTTCTCCCTTAATTATTTTCCAGGCTACATTGCCGCATATTGTGCGTCGGCATATTCCCGATAGCCTTTAGGGTCAGCTTCCCGCTCTCGCACAAGAGCCTTTTGGAAGGTAATCCCCTCAATTTTTGCCCTTTCCTGTACCTTGACAGCAAAGGCGTGGGTATTGCGCACATCTTCGTCATTGGATTTCTGCTCGCTCCCCTTGGGTTTGATAACTACTGCGCTCAACTCGTTTACTTTTGTATAATGAGCAACGAGCTTATCAGATTCCTCTTTCCCGGCCTTCTCTTCAAGATCAGCCAAGGAAGTAGCTAGTTCATGAGGGTCACCTTCTATAGCTGTAAAGAGTCTCGTGGTATCCTCATATCCTGCTATTCGCTCATTCCGTTCGAGTTTGGCAATTTTATCCGCCTGCTCTTTGATGGTCCCGCTCATCTTTGAGAATTCAGTCTTCATGCCTTCCGGGGGTTGTTCAGTGGCCTTCAGTTTTAGGGCTTCAATCGTCTGTAATATCTGCTCTTCGGTTGCTGCAGCATCCAAACCCAACGCTGCGAGTATATTTGCCATGTCCATTTCTCCCTCCTGTAATTCGGTGTGTTGCCTTTTGATCAATTGATCAAAGAGACCGTTTAAATTCGAGAAGAGTGCCCGAAACACCGGCGCTCCTCTTTTACCCTTTACTATTTCTGATAGCCTCGCCTTGATATCGGCAAACTCAGTGCGAAGCTCATCGATATTGAAATCATCGCTAACTGAAAAGGTGTAGATGTTTGCCCCATCCCTGGCCGCAAATACCGCAACCCGATCCAATACCGAAGTGTCTACAGCCGGTAATTCAGCGCCCAGCAAGGCAATACCTGTGATTGCTGGCCCAAATTCCCCGATCGTGTCTTCAATCTCAGCTGAGACGGATTTGAATTGCCCGCCCTCAATCAAGCTAGCAATCACGTCCGGAACATTGCTGAACGTCCCGAAAAGCATATTCCCTTTTCGATCCAGTGCGATCAGTTTACCAAGCGATAATTGGCCACTGCCCATTTCACCCGTGATCAAACTAACAGGAACCTTCAATTCCTTAGCTAATTGATCGTTGAAATCATCTGAAGTATGCCCAGCTTTCAGTGGAATAAATAGAGGAACACCAGCCTGAAATGCAGCCAGCATTGATTCGAGATCCTCGTTAGTCCATTCTCGCTCTGTTCCCATGCTATCCGTCCATTTCCCTGCTGAGAATATAGGGATGTTGGCAACCGTCCTCATCTTAGGAGCCTCAAATCGTTTGATATAACCCGCCCTAGATTGTTCCCATCCGGCATCGAGGAGTTGTTTATCTGCAAATTCACAGGCGACTTTCTCGGATTCACCTTTGGAGAGCATCGCGGAATAGTGGACTAGATAAGTTGCCCATGCATCAGCCGGCATAGGAGCAGCCATTTCAGCAGGATATGCGCCAGTCACTTCCTTGTGAAGCCAGGCACAAAACGCTTCAGGGTTAGATTTCTCTTGGTTCTGCGAAATGCAATCTGCCATATCTTTGTAGCGACCGAAAGGCATCCTTCACCTCCAAACAACAAAAAACCCGGCCTGCCAATTACGGCGGTCGGGCTCTATTTACAAGAGAGATTCACAGTGTTCCCGCTGCTCTCTCTGGCCTCTACGCTGTTTCGTCCTCTAGGAACTATACATTTTCTTTATATCATGATTTTATACAGTTGTCAATACCTCTGCGATAGATGTAATCTGATTGCATCGAGGGCAACGCAGCATCACTGTATCAGCGTTACTAATAACCACATCAGCTGCGCCTGACGTGATTAGGACTTTATCGCCGTTCCTTCGTGCCAAGAGCTTATCGCACCGATCGCACCGGACATCATTCATTTGGATTCATCCCGTTCTTGATTTGTACTCAATCAGTATTTTGGCCTTGGTATTCTCCGGCACATACCTGGCGAGCAATTCCCGGAACAGTTGGCCGTCCGGTATCTCCTCAAACGTCTCAACTGGTTTCAGTTTCATTTTTTTCATTCAATACACTCCTCTCTGCCATTTGCCATCAACGTAGGTTTCTAGATGGCAACGGCAATTACCTTTGCAGCGCACAGCTCCGGCCGGGACCGTCGGGAGGTCATCCCAGCTTGGATATTCACCCGCGTAGGCTAGACAATCCTCGCAATTATTTGCTGCTTTATCAAGCACCCAGTAGATCGGCTCTGGCTCCAAACCTTCCCCTCGGCGCTCCCTCTCCTTATTCTTGCCAAGGTCACGCTGCGTCTCGAATATCATAGTCCAGTAGCCACCAGCGTAAGATGCCGGCATTCCCCGCAAACTGTCAAAGGCCCCCTTGAGCGCCTTCTTATCCATGCCTGGTATGATCTTCTTGCCGAGTCGATCCTTGACCGAGGGCATCAAAGCTTCAGATACCAACGTGTTATTTATCTGAATCTGTTTATCGATTCTGGAGACGATTGAAGGGATTCCAACCCGTTCACCCGCTGAAATCTTAGCTGCCTGCTTTGTGCCTTCATTGCAAATCTTAACAAGTCCTGCCTCAAGCGATGCGGATGCTCGATCAACGATGGCCCCCAGTTCTACTTCAGATGCCCCGCGCTTGATAGCCCTATCGAGTTCCTTGCGGACTGCCACGCTCCATTGATCATAGTTCCGGACAAGCCGCTTCTGCTGGCGGTTGACTCCCTTTTCCCAATCACCGGCAGCCCGCCGCAAGTCAGGATCTTCAGGTGATTGGAAGCGATATCTATTAAGTGTTATTGGCATCCTTCTTCTCGATATCAAAGGGGTGAAATGTCAGGCTTCCATTGACTAGCATCACATTTCCAGATCTCCCAAAGGTGACCCCGCTGATAACCCTTAGCCCAATATCTTTTTCTGCTCCAGGATTACTCAGCTTGAGAACTAGCGCCGGATCCCCATTTGTTATCTCAGTCCTGACGTCTTCGATTAGACAGCCTATGAGCTTCTTTAGGTCACCGCCATTATTAAACGCGATCTGTGGCATTAATAACCTCCAAAATCTCCCAACTAAAATTAATTGGCTTTTGCTCTTCAGCCGGCTGAAATATAAATTTAAATTTATTAGCTATACAGATCACAGACTCACCAGCCCCCCAACTAGCAGCGATTATTTCTAATAGCATGTTCAATCCACCAATCCCTGTGAAGATAATTTCTGATTCCTGTGGTGGCACATTTATTTGAGAGCCTGGATCGCTTACACAGATATTTGATTCATTAGTGTCCATTAAGTACCTCCACTCTTTTTATTTCGTACATGCCCGGATATGGGGCCTGCTCAACCTCTCTGTCCATCCCCCTAAGATCATCCTGCATTTCAGGAGCCCCGATCTGTTCCCTCACCCAATCCTCATCGGTATCCGAAGGCGTAAACAGTTTGGCCTTCGTTGATGTATCGAGTGATTTAATCAGCCCCTCAATATCGACCTTACCAACTTTCCCCCCAACAATTTTGGGGTAGCCTGTCATGCCCGGGAAAGCAGATGGATTATGCGCAAACAGGTAAGGCACTAGCTGCTGATTCCAAACCTCTACCGGATAGCCTTGTAAATATTCCAGGAGCAACGTGAAGAAATCTTGGCTGCCCTGCACCAGGGATTGTGTTCCTACGCTATCCATGCCGAGTTTTAGGAATTGAGCAAACACACGACCAAGACTGACCTTCTGCCACCGCTCAATCGATTGATTGATATCATACATTTTCGAGCCGCCACCAAACGGGACCAATTTGACTCCGGGAGGGGTAATTATATATGAGGTCTCATCATTGCGCAAGTCCTTCAGTGCGTTCTCTAGTTTATCCAAGTTGCCGGAATCTACTGACACGCCTTCTTGTATTTCAGCTACCGGCGTTCCCCCCACATCGCGTTCAATCCCAATAGCCTCAGTGTTCTCCAAATTCTTAACGAAATACCATGGGCGATACAAACTTTTCAGAATACTTTCGCCTTCCGGGTTTCCTTTCCGTCCCCTGAAAGCGATATGGACACACTCGCTCAACGGGATCGGTACAACTGTCTTGGTATCTGGCCTTCGCTGATAAACCTCGGTAGCAACACCTTCATCATCCCAAGTCCACTTTTCAATCGTCTCAGGCGCCCGAGGTGAAATATTCTTGAGCCACATACGGCCATCGCCACGTTTCTCAAGGATGATCTCGCCAACGTAGAAACCCATCCAGAAACACTCCAAGGCATCCTCGTAATGGGATCGCCACGTTTGCCGGTGCATACTGTCAATATTCCCCTGCAACCATTCGGTTGCTGCCTGGTCCCCCGGGGTATTCCCCGCAGCAACCTCTACTGTAATTCCAGCCTTGAAGACTGGCAGCATACACGCATCGAGTAACGTTCCGATGGTTGGATGGTCCCGCATCTCTTTCCAGAGTTTAACCCGCTTGGGAAGTGTGGACATAATAGTTAAATAACTTTCGGCTACCCGGCCGGCAGAGACGGTTAACCCAGGAACACCTTTAGCCCTAGTGTCCTGTGTCTTCTTTCCGCTACGAGCGTATGTAGTTAGTTTATTCAATCGCTGCTTTTGTTTCGTCGGCATAGGTTATCCTCCGTAATTACTATCTTTATGGCCTGAACGAATCTCGACGCTTGGGCGCCCTGTATATCCTATCACCCCATAACGCCTAGCATCATCGCAAAGGTGGCTCCATTGGTGAGTGGTTTTATCGGTGAGTTCCCCATTCTTATCTGGGATGTACCGATAATTCCTCTGCTCTTTGATTCCATTGACACTATCTTTAGTCCAGTACTGTTTGTATTGCCGGAGCTTCTGCCTGCCATACTCAACACTGCCCGGACCTTTGGGGCATCCCTTTATATTATACCCCATCCGGTAAAGTTCTTCTATGGACTTCGGCTCGGCAGAATCAGCGAATATCTCATCATAGCCTTTTCTAATGGCAAGTTCTGCCATCCTTGCTCCTATGTCCTGATTAGTCATACCACGTTCATAGATAAGTTCTTGCGAATAAAGCCCGTCACCGATGATCACGTTCTTGCACAGCGTCGTTACATCCGTCGAAAAGCCAAAGTCGAGGCCATAGAACGAATCTCCTGGGGGCAGTTCTAATACCTGCTCAAAGTATGGGAACACAAGCCCCTCAACCTTACCAATGCAACCCAGGCCATAGATATTCCACCAGTTCGGATCGTTGCGGTTGGATTCAATGTTCGCAACCACCTCTGGAGGCAGTACATGTAAAGCATCGAGGTAAGTTGAGTGAACATAGGCATTCTCCGGCTGGCCAATCCAATACTTATGAGCCCAAAATTCACCCACTGGATTCCAGTCTGCAAAGGTGAACTTAGCAGTCCTGACATCCAAATGCCGCGCGGTATCCCAAGGGATATTATTGGCTTCGTTCATGAATAGAATATCACGGCGCGGACCCCGGACCTTCGCCGATTCATCAGCGCCAAAGAATTCAATCACGCCCTTACCAAAATTATAGATGCAATCTGTCTTGTTGTACCGAGGGTTGTTGTC